TCACGGACCCGCTGGCGTGCTTGCCCTTGATCAGCTTCTCGTCCTCACGCAGGCACTCGGCCACCCGCTTCCACGGAGAGTTGCCCTGCCCGAAGCGCAGCATTTGCGCGTAGGTCATCGGCCGCTGCTTCAGTTCGGCAATGAGGATGCGGCCCTGGGTGACGAAGCGGCGGCTCATACACCACCCAACGCCGATGTCAGTTTTTCAAGCATGGCCTCAAGACGATCAAGCCGCGTTTGCGTCTTCGTGTCTGGTTCTTGCTGCGCTGGAACTGCTGTGTCCGCAGCTTGAAGTCGGAGCCTAGCTTCTTCCGCCTGTCGCGCTTGCCGTGCGTCTTTTTCCTTGGTTTCTGTTTTTGTGACGTACTCAACCACTTTGTCGCTATGCCTGATGCAGGATAGCAACCAATCACGACCGTCGTCGCACCGCTTGCACACTCGCGTCGGCTTGTCTTTTGTGCCGTGTGGACCCTTAGCTCCGCAGTAAAGGCAATCATCGCCAAGCGCCGCGTACCGAGCACGCGTTCCTTGGATCATTCGCTCTCTGCGCACGGAATCGCATGACGCACAGAATTTGCCGGCTCCGTTGCTCATGGCCGGAGTACCTGCAAAGGCTTGTTTGCACGTCGCACACGTATAAATAATGCTCATGGCTTCCTCATCATCTTGACCGGGCCGCGCTGCACAAACTCGACGTTGCCCGGCTGGCTGATCGTGTGCACGTCGAATCCGCCGCCGGTTCGGCAGCGCTGCGCCGCAGCATACGGAGTCTCAAATCGCTTCGTCTTCGGGTCCACGACGATGCGGCTGGTGAAGCCGGGGGGCCAGTCGATGCTGAATTTCATGCTGCGAACAAGTCTTCTGTTTTGGCAATCGCCGCGGCAAGATTAGCCACTGCTTGCTGGTAGTAGCTTCCCTTCAGCTCGGCGCCGACGAACCTGCGGCCCATCTCTAGAGCCACGTATCCCTCGCTGCCGATGCCCATGAATGGCGACAGCACGATGTCGTCTGGATTTGTCCAAAGCATCACCCCACGGCGTATTACGTCAAGCTGCAACGGGCAGATATGCCGTTCGTCGTCGTGCTCGCGTGCGCTTCGGAACTGCAGGGTATCGCTCGGGTTGATATCCATCCAGACCGGACTGGCGACCTTCTGCCATAAGTCCACCGGGAACTCGGCGCCGTGCGTCACACGTTCTTCTTGCTCTCCTGGCGTCCTCACCGTGATCAGGTAGTCCGGTATGCCCATCCTGCACATGGCGGCGTTCTCTCTGACGCTCTTGTGCAGCAGGCCCAGCGCCTTAGTGCGCTGCATCGCTGTCACTGGGTCTTTCCAGATCGTCACCTTCGCATGAAAGATGAAGCCGTGCCGCTGGAAGGCGCGCAGCAGTTCGCCCGGGAAATCCTTTAGTCCGATCACGCCGTCGCGCTCCTTGCTGCTCGGCATGTCCATGCAGTGAAAGCTGATGTTCCGGCCTGGCTTCATTACGCGGCGCAGCTCGGCAATGAGAAAGTCAAAATGCGCAAAGAACTCGGCATCGTCGCGCACGTTGCCCATGTCGCGCGGACTGTTGCTGTATGTGTAGAGGCTGGCGAACGGCGGCGAGAAGATCGAATATCCTATGCTCGCGTCTGGCAGGCCCTTCAAGACTTCCACGCAATCGCCGTGGTATGCCGCGTAGCGGTCGGTCACGATCTGATCTATGCAGTTCATGCTGCTTCCTTTAAAAATGACGGCACAGTCACGCGCTGGCCGGCGTTGTGGATATTGGTCTGCCGCGTGGTGCCTGTTACTTCCTGCATCACGGCATCGCGGGTTTCTTGGCTCAGACTCTCGGCCATCGCCGTCGCGTCACGTTCTTTGCGCTTGAGGTTCGCCACCACCGCGCCCTCGCTGCTCGATGCAAAGACGTGAACGTGAACGTCGCGCTTCTGTCCGAACCGCCAGCATCGACGCACGGCCTGGTAATACGCTTCGAAGCTGTCAGTCACGCCCACGAACGCCATGCGCGCGGAATGCTGCCAGTTCAGCCCGAAGCCGCAGATGCTCGGCTTGCTCACCAGCACCCGGAACCGGCCAGCGGCAAAGTCTTGTAGCCGTTGCTCCTTGACTTCCACGCTGTCGGCGCCTGCGATCTGCACCGCTCCGTTGATGGCCTTGGTGAGTGCGTCTCCTTCGGCATTCAGGTCGCACCAGACAACCCACGGCTGGGCAGCGTCTTGGTTCACGATGGCGGCGCAATCCCGCACGCGGTCTTCGGTGCTCATGCGCCGCGCGTCTCGCCGCTCGCTCAGTGTCTGCGCTTCGGCAGCGAACAGCATGCCGTTCAGCGGCATCTCTGTCGCCACGGTGTGCTCATGCAGGTGCAGCGGCGGCAGCGCATAGGCGGTGTCGTCAAAACCCAGGTCGGATGGCTTGCGCACCATCGCGCCCCACTGGCTCACCCACTGCCAGAAGATGTGCCGCGCGTGGCCTTTCAGTCTCCAGACGCTGGTGTCACCGCCGTCGTGCGTGAAGTACTCCGCCAGCATCTCGGCTCGTGTGCAGACCCCCAGGAACTCGGCATGCGTGCCGAGTTCGGTCCAATCGTTCGGCGCTGGTGTCGCCGTTGCGCACAGTTTGAACGGGGTATCACGGAACGACGTCAGCAGCGTGCGCAGCGTCTTGGCATCGTGGTGCTTGATGCAGCTTGATTCGTCGAGCACCACGCCAACAAACATCGAAGGATCAAACCGATGCAGCCGGTCATAGTTCGTGATGACGATCCCGCATCCGACCGTCTCCGCACCATCGCGGCAGTGTGTCACTTCAATGCCGATCTCGCGCCCCTCCTGAACCGTCTGCGGCGCAACAGCCAATGGCGCCAGGATCAATACCGGCTTGCCAGTGTGGCGCCGGACCGCTTCCGCCCATGCAAGCTGCATCCGGCTTTTACCAAGCCCCGTATCTGCGAAGATGGCAGCGCGACCGCGCCTGCAGGCCCACTTGTAAAGCGCTGTCTGATGGTCAAACAGGCCGCGCGGCACGTATGCGTTATCGACGATTCCCGTAGGAGGCACGCGCGATAGCTTTTGCACTATGTATTGGTTGTAATCACTCACTTCGTTCTCCTTGTAGGTGGCCCGAGCGCGTCCCCACGCGACTCCACTACTGCTAATAGATGAATCCCGGGCCGTTGATCAAAAAAGAAGCGTTCGGATCGTGCCCGACCCGTCTACGCGCCCAGCTCGGACGCACCGCCCCAAAGCGCCGGCCAGTGCGGGTGGAGTAGTCCTCACTGGCGCTTCGGCGCGACTACAGCACATAAATGCCCCTCGCAACGCCAGCCGATAACCTGACGTAACCTTTTCTTTCCAGCGCTTTCAGCACGTCCTGCGCAGCGTTTGCGCTGGCCCATCCGAAGTGCCTCGCTATCTCTGTGCGACTAGGCGGCGACTGCTTTTCGGCCTGCGACTTCTTGACGTATCGCAGCACCTTTGCCTGCACGTCGGTTAGCTTTTCCATGCCGCTGATTCTGTACGCATTTGCAGCATTCGTGCATTGAATGTGGCTATCAATTTGGAGAACGCGATACAAAATTCCAATGCACAAACGCCTGCAAGTGTTTACAGTACAGGTCAGGCACTGCACATTGACGGTGTCAGGAGTGCAAGATGAATTTCCCCGGACTCTGCAAGTTGACCTTGACCGATCACGCCATCTGCCAGGCCATCGAAGGCACGCTGAACGCGGCCCGCAAGGATGGCGAGGACTATGTCCGCGTCACTGAGATCAAGCGCGAAGGCTACGGCTACGGCGACTTCGTGTTGACGATCACCACCGACGTGCCGCAGGCCGACGTGGTGACGCTGGCGACCGATGAAGTCAGCAAGGAGGCAGCATGAGCAATCTGCCCTGGCCTATCAAGCCCTACCCGAAGAACCCGCCGCCGCCACTGGCCCGCGCTTTCGATTGGGATGATGCGCCCGAAGATAAGTACGAGCCCGAGCCAGAGCTTGACGACGATTATGAAGTCGGCATCTGCCCGACTTGCAACGGCAGCGGTGAGGGGATGTTCGATGGCTCTACGTGCCGCGACTGCGGCGGGATGGGTGAGCGATGAGTGGCTTCAACATGCCGCCCGGAGTGTCGGCGCGCGACATCCCAGGTCAAGACAATCCGCGCGACGACGGCGGGGCGGCGTTCCCGCTGATGCCACCGCAAGACACTGCGGCGGGCATTGCGGTGGGATACCCGTACCCCGAGCCCGGCATGACGCTGCGCGACTACTTCGCTGCGCATGCTATGCCGCCGCTGATTGCTGCCATTTGTGCAGGCCAGCACACCACCCCACGCATTGCCTCAACGCCGCAAGAGGGCATTGCGATTGAAGCCTACATCCTGGCCGACTCCATGCTGAAAGCGAGGGCGAAATGAACCCAGCACCGCAGCAGCAGCACGACCGCGCCGCGTGGCTGTTCCCTGAGTCAGAGTACCTGCAGCGCGAATGGCGCCGCGCCGTTGGCGTGGTTCGCAAGACCTCGCGCGGTTGGCTGCTGGACAAGCCAGTCAAGAAGGGGAAGCAGCAATGACCACGAAGTTCAACCGCAGCCGGCGCACCGAGTGGCACCCTGCCGAGTGGGTGACGCTGCTGTTGTTCATCGCCTTCCTGTCCGCACTCATCTTCTGGAGTTGACATGACCGAAACCGACTTCCCCGACACGATGGTGATGCCGCGCCGGCAACACCCGCCGATGGACTACCGGCCCGCAAGCTATGAAGCGGCTCACGCGGCCAGCGAGCTTGACGACGATGATTCTGAATTCGGCGCTCTCGAAGGACTGACGCACGGCATGCCGTATGTCGTCGTCGCGTGGGGAATCATCGCGGCTGGTGCGGCTGCGGCATACCTCATCTGGTGGTAGCCATGCTGCGCGAATTCATATCCGTCTACAGGCTGTACCGCAAGGCGCACCCGGCCGGCTACGCACTCAAGACCGCATGGCGCATCGCCGTGCAAGGAGCACCATTTTGAACGTCTATCAAGCAATCAACGCGGTGCAGTCCGATCTGTCACAGGTCGGCATTGCAAAGAACCGCACGAACACACAAGGCGCCGGGTTCAAGTTCCGCGGCATCGACGACGTGCTCAATGCGCTGTCGCCGCTGCTGGCGAAGCATGGCCTCGTCATCATCCCGCGCGTCATCAGCCGCACCTGTACCGAACGCAGCAGCAAGTCCGGCGGTGCCCTGTTCTATGTCGTCATTGAAGCCGAGTTTGACTTCGTGAGCGCCGAAGACGGCAGCAAGACCACAGCGCGCATGATCGGTGAGGCTATGGACAGCGGCGACAAGGCCACGAACAAGGCAATGTCGGCAGCGTACAAATATGCTGCTTTCCAGACCTTCGCCATCCCCACCGAAGGCACTCCTGACGCCGATGCTGAAACGCACGAAGTCATCCGCGGCATGGACCCGCACACGCTGGCCGACTGGCTGCAGGCTATTGAGCAGTGCGACGATGAATCATTCCCTGCGATGGTTGCCGATGGCCTGGCCGCGGCGCAGGAAGTCAAAGACCGGGAAGCGTGGGTTGCGATTCGCGCGGCCGGCAAGCGACGGGAAGGAGCGACGACGTGATAGTCAACGCATGGGCGACTCGCTCCGTGTTCTTTGATGAAGACGGTGATCCATCAAGTCACACCGCAATAACGCCTCTGACAGATGCCCAGATTACCGAGCTTTGGATCAAGCGAGATTGCATGGATGCGATCCAAGCTGGCGACTTGTTAGCTCAGGTCCGCTGCGTGGTTCGCGCAATAGAAAGACACTACGGCATCGGAGACGAAGCATGACCGCCCTATACGAAGTCGTCTCATCGTATCGCGCCGACCTGGACGCACTCAATGCGTTAGACCTAGACGCGCAGACCTATGCCGACACCCTCGACGGCATGCAGGGCGCGCTACAGGACAAGCTGCGCGCCGTCATTGCGTACAGTCTCGATCTGGAAATCGAAGCCACCGGCGCCGCTGCGGCAAGCAAGCGCATGAAGGAGCGCGCCGAAAGCATCGACAACCGCGTCAAGTGGCTGCGAGAATACGCTTTGCGCGCTATGGAAGCGACCGGCATGGGCGAGATCAGCACCGACGAATGGGCCGCGAAGGTGGCGAAGAAGCCGCCTGCCGTGGTGATTGCTGACGGCATCGAACTGCCGGCCGAATACGTGCGAACCACCGTCAAGACCGAGCCCGACAAGGCTGCGCTAAAGGCTGCGCTCACTGCCGGTGCCGTGGTGCCTGGGGTGTCACTGGTGGCCGGGCATAGGCTGGCGCTCAAATGACAACCTTCCACGGCCTCGACTCCCTGCGCGAATGGCTGCTTGAGCAAGGCTTTCGCGCGTCACAAGACATGATTCGCCGCGACAACGACTGCAACTGGTACGCCTACCGTCGCAGCACCCTACCGGCCCGCGAGTGCGAGTGCAACGACGGCAAGCCGATGCAGATTGTCGTAAGGCCGCACCTGTTTCGGCACGCCAGCGCACCGACGCCGAGCGGCGCGTGGGAAAGCTGCGAGGTTGACGTGACTGGTGAGGCGAACGGCATGTGGTTCCGGCTGATGGCGTACAGCCTGAAGCCCGAGGAACTGCGCGATCGACTGCCCGATATTGAGGCGGCGTTGATTGCCGCGTGGAATGCGATTCTGGTGAATGAAAGGACTGAGACATGAACGAAGCCCAAAGCGCCGCCGCACCGCAGCAGCCCATGCGCTGCCCAGATGACGGCGGAGAGTGCGGTGCCGGAGGGTACTGCCGGCCGGAGCCGGTACAGCGCAAGCCGCTGAGCGATGAACAGATCAGCAACAGGCTATGGGAGTCAGATTGGCCGGAGGTGCTGCTCTCCGACTTCGTGAGAGCAAAGCTGCGGGTGTTCGCCCGCGCCATCGAGCGCGCCCACGGCATCACAGGAGAGCAGAAATGACCGACTTCACTAAACCGCAATATGAGTTCGGCTTCTGGTGGTGGTACGACGCCACCCGGCGCGGGTGGTTTGTCGGCTGCGCGCCGTCCTTCGGACGCCCATCATGGGCATTTCAGGAGCAGCACCATGACAGACCTCATCAGCAGACTGTATCGGTACGGCAAAGAGCTTCAAGTGTGCAACGAAGCCGCCGACGAAATTGAGAGGCTGACCCAAGCATTGAAAAAGGCCAACGATCAAGCCGAGCACTTTGAGCGCGAAGGCTGGATTCGCAGGCAGAGACTTTCATGGGTTCGCGCCATCGCGCAACCCACCACCTTCTGAGGTAGCTATGGCAACCTGGGCCGACGAATACCTGACGCTGCTGGAAGACTGCGAAAAACGAAGCGAGAAGCTATCCGATTGGGAATGCGGTTTCGTGGACTCGCTGCAGCGGCAACTTGCCGAAGGTCGCCGGCCCAGCCCGAAGCAAATCGAGACACTGGACACCATCTGGGAGCGCGCCACGGCGCGTGGATAGTGCTGGCTAACGCTAGGTTAACCGGCCCGAAACGGCCGCCACAGGAGTATGCAAATGAACAGAAATAGCCCGGCCGTTTTGGGTCCGGTTGAACCGACAGTTAGGCCCCGTGCGATTGAGCACGGCAGCGACGAGCACTTGACGCTGCTTGGTGCGCCCTGGCACTGGAACCTGCTGCACGGCGTGGACCGTGCCGACATGCTGGCCTTTGGCCGCGCCTGCATGGAGGCCGAGCGCGAACGGTGCGCCGCCTTGTGCGAGGCACACGCCGGAATGCGCGGCACTGGCGCATGGACGGTGCTGACCGCAGCGGCAGACCGCATCCGCGACCCGGAGCGCGCCAAGCGTGACGCTGCGCCGGATTCAGGGGCCTAACGTGGAGTTCAGCGGCGTGCCCGCTGGACATTCGAGTAACCACCCTGCCGGCGGCACGTCCGCTGGAACGCAGGGTTAGGCGTCACTGGCGCCGGAGCGAAGCAATGTGCGAGTGCATGAAAGAGATGAACGCGGCGCTTGAGAAGCACAACGGCCGGTTGGCGATGGGCCTGCAAGTGACGCCAGACATGGGCATCAAGGGCCGATACCTGATGGCGACCGAGAAGATCGACAAGACGAAGCGCAAGCCCGTGCCCAGCGTGATGTGCAGTCACTGCCCGTTCTGCGGCGAGAAGCTGGCACGGCGCGTGGATAGTGCTGGCTAACGTTGTATTGAGCGGCGCGCGCACCGGCCTGGACGGAGCGTGACCATGCCGTTGCGCGTCCGCTCGAATACGGGGTTAGGGCGCTTGGTTGAGAAACGAGGAAAACCATGAACGCAAGAATTGGAGTTTCACCGCTGACGGGCCGCGTGTTCCGTGGCCGCGTGAACAAGGCCGGCAACGCCTTTGTGGGCGAGAAGAAGGACATCACAAGCGACGTGCTGCGGGCTGTGATTGAGAAGGCCGAGTTCCACGGCGGAACGTTCGAGATTGAAGGCGGCGGCGTGAAGTACACCGTGACGGTGAAGAAAGAATCGTCGCAGTGAGCGAGCGCCCTAACGCAAAAGTCAGCGGCGCCGGCACGGCGTCCGCTGGACTGCCGGGTTAGGTTGCAGACGGAGGGAAAGATGGTTGATTTCACGAAACACAAGAAGGGGGATGTCGTTACGGTGTATTGCTGCGACTCTTGCGCCCGCAATGCAGGCGTGCCGCCAAAGCAACCGGCAGACAGCGGCACGGCATCGTGGCTTTGCGAGGTATGCGGACACCACAACATCGGATCACGGATGGATTGTGAGATTGGCAACTGGCTGAGACTGCGCCCCATGCAACCTAACGTGGGAATTGAGCCGCCGCGTAGCGGTCGGCTCGAATGACGGGTTAGGCGCGGA